CCAGTTGAAATATCAGAACCAGCAGCCCTATATCTTGCACCAACATAATCATTAGTCGAAGAAGTTGTGATTTCTAAAATAGTTTTGTAATGCGTATATGTTGAACTAAAAGTACTTGCAGGTAATGAAACAGAGTTTACTCCACTAAAACTAGTTGTATTCAGTAAAACCATTCCAGCCTTTTTAGTACCAAGGGCTGTGTTCATTGAGGTATCTATAGCGTTACCAAGCGTACGAATGGCTAATGCGCCATCTTTAACTAAATCTGTGTTGTCTGGGATATTCCACCCATAAGCTGAGGTTGTTGACATAGTTCCTAGTTTATCCTTTTCTTAAATAACGTCAAGCCACGTAGTTGTATTATCTAGGTTTTGCCATTGGATAACAGCGTTGTAGTCTTCCCATTGTACATCAAGAGTTGAGTATATTGAGTTAGAAACAGACATAGTTAATTCTAGGTTGTTACGTCCAAGTGTCCAAGTCCAGCCCTCAACAAAGCCCTCAAAATAGCCCTCAGGTATTAGCCCTACTGGGATATTGTCTAAGTAAAGCAAACTGTCCATAGATACAGCTAATAAATCGTCTCTAACTGTGTTAGTCATATCGGAATGAGCTAGGTTAACTGTAACTTCTTCTAATGATACTTTAGGTGTGCCTCTGTAGTTTACAAAGTTAGTAGCTTGTTCTGTAGCGTCAGCTGTTTGTGCAAGAATAGTAGACCTAATTTCTTCAAGCAAACCATAGGCATTTATTGACGTATCATTTTGTGCTACAACTTCAAGTACTGGGTCGTCATATCTAATAACGACGCTATTTACAATATCTGCTGTTTGTAGCCTTGTTTGTATATCAGCGTTAACTAGGTTTGCGTCAAGTTCAATTAAGTTAGTTGCATAGTTGGCACTTCGTCGTTCAGCGTCGGCATAACCAATTTCAAAATCTGCTGTGTCGTATAAATAGCCTAAAGCTGATTGTTGCGTATCATCAGTCAAATTATAAGCCTGGTCAACTTCTGCTGCTCTAGCTAATACTTCATAACGTCCAGCGTCAATTGTGTCTATACCTTGAATACCATAGTTAGCCCAAGTTTCTGTGATAGGTATATCGTTCCAAGTTAATGTGTTGCTTAAATCTTCCCAAGCTGTAAAAAGTGTTTCTTCAAGAATACGTTGAATTCGTGCGCCGTCTAATTCTTCTGGGTAAGCAACAGAACCAGCGTAACGCTTAACAAGTAAACCAAGTGCACCAATTGCTTGTATTTGTAAAGTGTTAGGTTTACCACTTAAACCTGCGCCTGCAAATCTGTTGTAAACTCCTGAAACTTCACCTGTAAACAATTTTATATAAGTGCCTGATGAATTAGTAACTTCTATTAGTATTGTGTCTAAAAGTTCAACTACTGGGCTTGTGCCGTCTAGGTTTAATAGTTCTAAGTTACAATAACTTGGTTGGGTTGCTTCAAAGAAATCATTACGACCATAAGTAACTGTTGCGTTTTCTAAAGTTGTTGAAGTTTGTACAGTACCAGCAATAGTAACTCTGTAGGTCGGTGTATATACAGTCATAGTTACCTACCTGGAATAAATGGTTTAATACCTGTAGTTTTTGTTGCTGTTGTTTGTGTTTTAATTAAGGTTCTAGCAAAACCTTGTTGGTCTACTGGTCCTTTGAAATTGTTGTTAATAACAACTGATGGTTTTTGTGTGTTAATACCAACTAAACCTTTTGCTTTGCCAGAAGCTGGTGCGTCTGGTGCAAATTGTCCTGTAGCATTTACAAATTGTCCTACAAGTGAATCATCAAAGGCTTGCTTAAAATCTCTAAACTTTTGTTGTGCTGCATCAAGTTTACTAAACAAAGAATCTAAACCCTCAACCATACGTGTTAATAAGTTAATAAATCTTACAAATCCTGAATCGTCAGAAGTATTGCTATCAAATGCTCCTGCTAATGAGCCAAGTCCTGAACCAAGTTCTCTTAATGCAACACCAAGATTATAGCCAGCATCTTCGCTGTCGTTAGTTGCTTCTTCAAACATTCCAAGACTAGGAACAACAGATTTCTTTTTACCAGTTAAACCATCAACAATTCCTTGTAATGCTGGTACTAAACTGTCTGTAGCAAATTTAGCAAATTTTTCAATTATAGGTAATAATGCTGCGCCTATACTTTCTTTGGCTTCATTTATTGCTATAGATATTCTTTGAAATCTACCCTCTAAAGTGTTGGCTTCTTGTTCAGCAAAACCCTTAAATGTTTCACCAAGTGTTTTAGTGATTAAATCCATATCGCCAGTTTTAAGAATGGCTGTGTCAATACCTAAACCAAGTTTGCCTAATGAAGCTGTATTTCCGTCGTATGCCTTGCCCAATGCTGAAGTAACTGTATCTAAATCTTTTCCTGTTGCTGAACTTATGTCCATAGCAAGATTTAAGGCTTTTTGTGATTCCTTAGTGTCTTTTGTCGAACGAATTAGTCTCGCATAAGCTGGTCTTAATTTGTCATCGGAAACACCAAGAGATAACGATTGTGCTGTTATATATTTTTCAACTTCTTCTGTTTGTTGTTTAGTTGCACCTATAACGTTTTCTAAAGTCTTAGCAAGGTTTCTTTGAGCCTTTTCGTCTTCAATAGCAGCTTTAACAGAATCAACACCAATTTTAAGAGCTGCTGCTCCTGCAGCTGCGCCAAGGGCTAGAAATGCTGTTGCACCTACTTTTAGAGCATCACCTAATTTGTTACTAAAGTTTTTAGTTTCTTTATCGGCTTTATCAAGTCCGTCTACAAATTGTTTTGTGTCAGCAAGAAGCGCAAGTTTAAGTGTCCTAATATCAGCCATTATAAACTTCCTTTCCAAACATTTCTAATTTGTTCATAACCTTTAAGCCATTCCTGAGCAATCGTAGGTTGAAATCTTGACATAGCACGATACAACCACCAACCCTCTTTACCACCCTTGCCAGAGCGTCTAGGGAATTGTTTATATTGCTTTGACCCGAATTCATTACCCATTATCACATAACCAGCACTAAAAGCACTAGAGCCAACAGGACGCTTACCACCAATACTAAAACTTGGTGCTTTATCGGACTTAGATATTTTAATTGACTCTGCTACAGCAACAGCTTGTTTAACATTGTATGGTGCGTTATTAGCTGCGCCTTTAGCATAATTTGCACCACGTTCAGCTAAATTTTGTGCTATTTTCTTCATATCATTTTTAGCTATATCGTCCATTTTATTAAAAGCACGTAAAAGAGCACGATAGTCTTTATCAACTTTAACTAACTGAACTGTTTTAGCCATTATTGCGCTCGTTCAATACGTCTATAGCCGTTGCCCATATATCGGGTTCGGCATTGAGCCAATAATCCGGTGGTATCCCAGTTGCTATTGCTAGTTCTACTGCTGTTCGCCCGATGGTTCGGGCTTGGTAAAATTTGCTGTCTCAAAATCAGAAGCTGTAATATCGGTGACTTTACTTTTCCAAGTTTCAAAATTTTCGACTTTCTTGGTAACGCGTTGCTGAATCTTGTGAGCCAAGAATAAAAGAAGTGTGTTACTTGGTGTGCTTTCGTCAATAAGTATTTTAACAATTGACTTACCTGCGTATAGTTCTTTTTCTGCAAGTGAAAGTTCGATTGGTCTTGTCCATTCTTCAAACCTTTCACCTGTTTCTAATTCCCATAATAATTTTAATTTAAGCATTTGTGTGCCCCTGTTCTTTAGTTGTTGTTATGCAGTTAGGTCTTCTGTTGGTATGCCGACAACTTGTAGAGATACTGAACAAGTTTGTGCGTCTGCACCTGAAGCAGAAACTCCTGGGTATTGTGGTAATACGTTACCAGTTAAAGTCACACCTGTTTTTAATGTCAAAACAAATGCAAGTACTGTGTCTGGTGCTGACTCTGTTGCATCCCATAATGCTTTGTACAAGCTGTCTGGAGATGTTCCTGCGTCGTTCAAGAAGTTAATATCAAGAGTGACGTTTGAATCAATGTATTTGTAGGCTTTGCCTGCAAGAGTGTCAAAAGTTAAACGTTCGGTATCAAAGTTGATAGCAGAATCTAAAATTTGCTCACTATAGTTTTTTGTAGCAATAGTCAAAGTTAATTGACGACCACTTAAAATAGTTGTTGCCATTTCTTACCTTTCCTAGCCTGTGTAGGCTGTTTGTAGTTGTATTTCAGCACTTAGTAAATCTGTACTATTAGTGCTTCTAATTCTTGGGCTACTTACAGACAAGATTATCCAATTTGTCGGTATAAGTCCAAGGATTGTTTCTATATCATCTTCCAAGTTTGTTAGCGCGCTTGGGTTTGAATACGTTGTGCTAACGACTTCTAGTGTTAGACGTACGTACCAATTCTTATTGTTACCTATTACTATTGGTTCTAAATATGGGTCACTAGCTAAAATTAGGGCTGCTGGTGGAATTATAATTTCTGGTACGTGGTCGTAAGCCGTGTAGTTTGTGTTTGAGGTGATTGCTGTTTTAAGCCCTGCACGAAGCGTACTTAAAGGCATAGTTAACCTACTTGACTATTAGAGTCAATATATTTACTTATT